ATATAGAAAAAGAGATCGGCACGGATCTGACTGAGGCTCGTGCCGATCTAGTAAAATTTGAAGATGATAGAAGTTCTGCTCTTGAAAATAAAATGAAAATTTCAGAAGAGTTTAATTACAATTCTGTCATTGTTGAAATGCTTAAAGATACTGGTATCAAAACAAAAATTATTAAACAATACTTACCAGTAATGAATAAACTAGTAAATCAATATTTGCAAGTGTTGGATTTCTTTGTTCACTTTCATCTTGACGAGTCATTTCAAGAAGTAATTCGCTCACGGCACAGAGATGAATTTACTTATGATTCTTTTAGTGAAGGCGAGAAACAGAGAATTGATTTGGCTCTTCTTTTCACTTGGAGACAAGTAGCTAAAATGAAGAATTCTGTTGCAACCAATTTGCTTATTTTGGATGAAACATTTGACTCATCTCTGGATCATGATGGTGTAGAAAATCTACTTAAAATTCTATATACATTGGATGATCAAACAAATGTTTTTGTCATTTCACATAAAGGTGAAATCCTAGATGGCAAATTTAATAATAAAATAGAATTTATTAAGGAAAAGAACTTTAGTAAAATGAAAATGGGTTTACAAGCCAATGAATATGTGGTATAATAATACTTTATCTTTTGGAGGATAGTTTATGGAACTAAGTGAAAATACTCTTGATGTCCTGAAAAACTTTTCTGGTATTAATCAGAATATGTTGATTCGTCAGGGCAATACAATTAAAACAATTTCCGAAGCTCGAAACGTGCTAGCCACTGCAGTGGTTGCCGAAGAGTTTCCACAAGATCTAGGCATCTATGACTTGAATGAGTTTATTGGTGTCCTAGGATTGGTTGACCAACCACGGCTTAAATTCGTTGATGAATATGTTACCGTGTCAGATTCAACCGGTCGATCAAAGGTCAAATATTTCTTCTCACCAGAAGAGACATTGACCGCGCCACAAAAAGACATTACCATGCCTGAAACTGAGGTTAATTTTGTCCTTACTGCAGATACACTTAATAAGATCAAAAGAGCCGCATCCACTCTTGGTCATGATGAGGTATCAATTACTGGTAAGGATGGTGTGTTAAGCCTCTCTGTGGTTGATAGCCAAAACTCAACATCAAATGCATTTTCGATCGATATTGATGGTGAGTTTCCTGCTGATGCAAAATTTAACTTTATTATGGGTATTTCAAATTTGAAACTTTTACCCGGCGATTATCAAGTTAATATTTCATCAAAGCTTATTTCATGTCTTACCAATAAAAATGTGAATGTTAAATATTGGATTGCACTAGAAAAATCATCTTCGTACGGAGTATAATATGAGTAAAAAAGAAGAACCAGATCAGTATGATCACCTGTTGACCTTGGCAAATCAAGTGTCTCGTTCAACAGTTGCCGTTATTGATGCCATGTCACAACGTGGTGCTGTAAAGGGCGAAGAAATGTCGACACTTGGAAAACTGCGTGATGATGCAGTACAAGTTATCCAGGTTGTTGAGAACATTCAACAAGAAAAAGCAATGGAAGGATAACCATTTACAATTGCCTAAATGTGTGATATAATTATTTTTTGTTATGAGGAATTGTAAATGTCAAATGACTTTTTGTGGGTTGAAAAATATCGGCCACGTACCATTGCAGATACCATCCTACCAGATGGTCTAAAAACTACATTCCAAAAGATGGTAGAGACCGGTGAATTGCCAAATATGCTTTTCACCGGCACTGCCGGCCTTGGAAAAACCACGGTCGCACGTGCACTGTGTAATGAACTTGATTTGGACTATATTGTTATCAATGGATCTGAGGAAGGTAATATTGATACACTACGGACCAAAATTAAACAATTTGCATCTACTGTTTCACTACAAGGTGGTTACAAAATTGTTATTCTAGATGAGGCGGATTATCTCAATCCGCAATCATTCCAACCAGCACTTCGTGGGTTTATTGAAGAGTTTTCAAATAACTGTAGATTTATTCTCACTTGTAATTTTAAAAATCGTATTATTGAACCATTGCATTCTCGCTGTGGTGTATACGAATTTAATACCACAAAAAAAGATATGGCCGAATTGATGGGCCATTTCATGCAACGCGTATCTGCAATGTTGGAAGCAGAAAATGTTGCATGTGATAAAAAAATCCTTGCTGATCTCATTATGAAATTTGCACCAGACTGGCGCAGAGTGATTAATGAATTGCAAAGATATAGTATTGGATCAAACTCTATAGATTCTGGTATTCTGGTAAATATTGCTGATAAAAACTATGATGATCTTTTTGCTTATCTAAAAGCCAAGGATTTTAAAAAAATGCGTGGTTGGGTTGTCAATAATATTGATACAGATGCTTCTGCCATTTTTAGAGCCATGTATGATAGAATGGCAGATAAGGTTCAACCACAAGCAATTCCACAATTGGTTCTAATCCTTGCTGATTATCAATATAAAAATGCATTCGTTGCCGATCATGAATTGAATGTTGTTGCATGTCTTACGGAGGTAATGGCCAATGTCAACTTCACCTAAATTGATTTTATATACACAAACTGACTGTGTGTACTGTGAGATTATGAAATCAAAACTTTCTGATTGGGGCTATACATGGGATGAGGTAAATATAAATCGCCATCCAGAGAACAAACAATTTCTTAAAGATCAAGGGCATAAAACTGTACCTCAACTTTATTGTGGTAGAAATCATCTTAATAAAGTAAATACACAAGACTTTACAAAAGAAATGTTAGAAGAACAGTTAGATTGGGATAGTTATGTTGGCGGCGTGGAAAGCTTTAGATAGAACTGATAAGACTAGTCTTATACTCACATTTCAAGTTGCTGTTATTTCTAGCTTTTTTCTATCCTTTGATGGTATGATACTAATATGCATACCTCTTTATATTTTTCTTCGTTATGTGCAAAGACCATGGAGTGACAAATGAATCCATTCGACTATTTAAATGCAATAAACAACACCAAGGAAGATATAATGGTGGATGATATTGCTGAAAAAGGTTATAGTTCATTTATGATTAATCGAGGCTTGTCATATTTTAATGACACCGTACTCTTTGCAAATGAAATGAATATTCACCACCATATTGATAATCGCCTACAATTTGACTTTCTTATAAATATTGTTAGAAAGCGAAAACGGTTTTCAAAATGGTTGAAACCTGAAATCGCTAGTGACGTGGAAGTTGTTAAGGAATATTATGGCTATAATAATGAAAAAGCCCGCCAAGCCTTGACCCTTCTCACACCTGAACAAATAACAATGATAAAAAAGAAGGTGTTTAAAGGTGGAAGAAAATAAAATTGTTGAATGGACACCAGCATCGATGCTGGAAATTACATTGAATGAACCAGATGATTTTCTGAAAGTTCGTGAAACTCTGACACGTATTGGTGTTGCATCCCGTAAAGATAATAAGTTATTTCAATCTTGTCATATCCTGCATAAGCAAGGTAGATACTTTATTGTTCACTTTAAAGAGTTGTTTTTGTTAGACGGTAAAAAGTCTAATCTTGAAGAGAACGATATTGCCCGTAGAAATACTATTGCTCAGTTAATGAGTGATTGGGGTTTAATTAGTATTGATGGTGGTAAAAAGGTAGAGCCTCTTGCACCAATGAGACAAATTAAAATTATTCCGTTTAAAGAAAAAAATAATTGGGAACTTTGCCCAAAATACAATATCGGAAATAAATGAGTGCATATACTAAAATAGAGCCATTTCTTTCACAAAAGGAAATGGATGAAATGTATGCATGGGCAATGGAACAATATCAATTAAGAACCGATAAAGGTGGGAATAGAGAAAAAGCCTGGTTAGCCGATTATCCTTATAAAGGATTTAGTAGAACAGGTATAATGCTTTCTGAACCAGGTTTCGAGATTGGTTGGCATAAGGATGATGATAGCTCTAATATTAGAAAATGTGCTATCATCCATCCTATATGGCCAGTAAAGAATTATCCTCCCTGTCAAACAGAGGATGGTAATACAACTGATGTGATATTATTAGATGTATGTAGACCACATAATGTGAATAATGATACAGATCAGTGCAGAGTAAATCTGCAAATTGAATTTTTAGAAACTTATGACACCATAAAAAATTTATTGCTTATGGGGTTTAAAATCTAAAAAAAGTTATTATATATAGATTAGGATGCCGGATAAGCCGGGTCCAATATAACCTTGCTAGTCATAGGAGGTAAACATGACTGGAACTTATGCGTTCCCAAGAAATGTATTCTTGGGTTTTGATCATATTTTTGATCAATTGGATAATATCAGCAAACATTCTCAGGATTCTTATCCACCACACAATGTGGTGAAAGAAGATGAGCTTCAATATGTAATTGAACTTGCCGTTGCAGGTTTTGGTGAAGATGATATTACCGTAGAGTTGAAGGACCATATTCTTACTATTGAAGGTGACCGCGAACGCCGTAGGGAACCTGAAAAGTATGTACATAAAGGTATTTCAGCTCGGAAGTTTAAGAAGTCATTTAGACTGTCCGAATATACGGAAGTTACTGGAGCAGAACTGAAAGATGGAATACTGTCCTTAGGATTGGAGGTAGTCCTTCCGGAAGAGAAGCGTCCCCAAATGATCTCAATTAATAGTCATAAGGGGAAATCAAATGACAGAACTAGCACTAAAAGGCTTTTCCAAGGTACGTAGTGGTTTTATCACTGCATTTGCAGCTTGGATAATTGGCCATATGAAAGCAGTTGGTAGAGCCGTTGAATTATCACGTTCTATAGCCGCTAATGAGCATATTGCTCGTCAACTTTTACCTGAGTATAGAGAGCACACTTATTATAGTTTGTTAGCTGAATTGAATAAAAAAACAATGGAGCGCATCTATGGTAAGTAATCTTTGGAAATACTTTTTTAAAACAGCAGGTTGTAAACCAGAATCAATTGCTGAAGTTGAGCGTATGTTGGTTAAAGAAGTTAATCAATATGACAGGTATGCATAATGTGGCCATATACTGAAGATGAATGGGAAACCTATGCATAATAAATAAAGGGGAGCAGGGTAACCTGCTCCTTTTTTGCGGAGGAACATATGCAAGGATCAGAAAGATATTGTAATAAATGTGGACACCGTTGTCACTGTCTCACTACAGAATGTACTGAATGCCATAACGACGTATGTTATGGTTGTGATTGTGAATTACCTATTAAAGATTTACCTGATTCATTTACAAAGGAGAACACATGAATATTGAAAAACTAAGAGCAGATCTAGAATTAGATGAGGGCGTAAAACATGAAATTTATCTTGATCATCTTGGCCTTCCTACTTTTGGCATCGGCCATCTCGTACGGGAAGAAGATCCGGAGTTTGGAGAGCCAGTTGGTACAACAGTCTCAGACGATAGAGTGGCTTCAGCGTTCAAACAGGATATACAAATCACACTTGAAGACTGCCAAAAACTATATGATGACTTCGACGACTTGCCAGAAGAAGCCCAGCTCGTTATTGCAAATATGTGCTTTAATCTTGGATACCCAAGACTCTCAAAGTTCAAAGGAATGAAAGCTGGAGTTGATGCTCGTGATTGGAATGAAGCAGCAGACCAAATGGTAGATTCTCGTTGGTATCGTCAGGTGCCAAATAGAGCCGAGCGTTTGGTAGAAAGAATGAGAGCACTCGCATAAAGTTGTTTACAAACCTCTTGAAATAGTGTATAATATATCATGTTATTGGAGGTTGTATGGCATTTTATACTTCAGTTGCTCGTTATGGCAACAGCATGCTCTATCGTGGTTATGATAATCATGGCAATAGAGTAATAAGAAAAGAAAATTTTTCTCCTACATTCTTTGTTCCGGCAAAGAAGGATACTGGTTGGCGCGGCCTTGATGGTGCTGCCATTGGGCCGGTATCCTTCGAGAACATGAGAGAAGCAAGAAACTGGTTGGATCAATACAATGATGTTTCCGGTTTTAAAATCTATGGTACAACAAATTACCTACACCAATATGTCCGTGAAAAATTTCCACGTGATATTGAATTTGATCGCGATATCATTAATGTTTCTACTATTGACATTGAAACAGAATACGAGGATGGATTTCCGGAACCAGATATAGCAGATCAAAAAATTCTGGCTATCACACTTAAAAATAATATTGATGGCATCTATTGGGTTTGGGGTTATGGTAATTATGATGTTGAGGCTGCCTTAATTAAACCAGTCCGGTATATTCAATGCCGTGACGAACCGGATTTGCTACTTAAATTCTTAGATTTTTATTCATCACAAGAAAAATGCCCTGATGTGATTACAGGTTGGAATGTAAGATTCTTTGACATTCCATATCTAGTAAATCGTACTGCCAAAATTTTAGGCTTGGAACAAATGAAAAAGTTCTCGCCGTGGGGATTAATTGAACATCGTACAATTACCAGACGTAATAAACAAGAAACAACATTTGAATTACGTGGTGTACAAATTCTAGATTATTTGGAATTATTTCAAAAATTTGGCTACACATATGGAACACAAGAATCGTATAAATTGAATCATATTGCATATGTTGTGCTTGGTGAAAAGAAACTTTCCTTTGAAGAATCAGGTTCTCTTAAAAATCTATATAAAGATAATTTCCAAAAGTATATTGACTATAACATGAAAGATGTTGAATTGGTTGATAGGCTTGAGGATAAAATGGGTCTGATTACTCTTGCAATGACTGTGGCATATAAAGGTGGTGTAAACTACCAGGATACATTTGGTACCACAGCCATATGGGAATCTATTATCTACAGAAAATTGCTATCACAAAAACAGGTACCACCAATTGAAATTGGTCACAAGTCAAAGACTGCATTCGTTGGTGGTTATGTGAAAGATGTTGATGTTGGAATGCATGATTGGGTTGTGTCTTTTGACTTAAACTCACTTTATCCTAACATCATTGTTCAATGGAACATGTCACCAGAAACACTCGGAAAAATGCCACACGACCAGGTGTATGGTTCCATTGAACATTTTCTTAATTATTATAATAGTGATGCAGATCCATTGCATCCAGCAGTCCGTGAACGAAATGTTGCAGTTGCTGCTAATGGATCCAGTTATCGTAAAGACTTTGATGGTGTTGTACCTACCATTATTACAGACTATTATGATGAACGACGTAGTGTTAAAAATATGATGCTTGCCGCCGAACAAGCATATGAAAAGGGAAAAACATATGACCTAGAAAAAGAGATCAATAGACTACATAATCAGCAAATGGCTATTAAAATTTTGATGAACTCTTTGTATGGTGCTCTAGGTAATCAACACTTTAGATATTTTGACTTACGTATTGCCGAGGGTGTAACTACAACAGGTCAGCTTGTTATCCAATGGGCCGAACGTGCAATGAATGATGCAATGAATAAGGTAATGAAAACCGAAAAGGATTATGTTATTGCAATTGATACAGATTCACTCTATGTAAATTTTGGTCCTATGATTAAACAATTGGCACCAAAGAATCCGGTACAATTCTTGGATAAAATTTGTAAGGAACATTTTGAACCTGCTCTTGCAAAAGCATATGATGATTTTTTCTTAAAACTAAATTGTCATAAACAAAGAATGGAAATGGCTCGTGAGGTAATTGCTGACCGTGCTATTTGGACTGCCAAAAAACGCTATATATTAAATGTGCATAACTCTGAAGGTGTGCAATACGATGAGCCAAAACTTAAGATTATGGGTATTGAGGCTATCAAATCATCAACACCAGAAATTTGTAGATCTAAATTTAAGGAAATTTTTAAGGTTATTATGTCCGGTGATGAAACTGCCACACAAAATTATATTCAAAATTTCAAAAAGGAATTTATAAATTTGCCGGCAGAACAAGTATCATTTCCACGAGGTGTGTCAAACATTAGTGATTGGTCCGATAGAAAAACCATATACAAGAAAGGTACACCAATTCATGTCCGTGGTTCACTACTATATAATAAACATCTTAAGGATGCAAAACTTACCAAAAAGTATGAACCTATTGTAAATGGCTCTAGAATATTTTTTACATATCTTAAGATGCCAAACACAATTAAAGAAAATGTAATTGCATTTCCAGATCAATTACCAACAGAATTAAAACTGGATCGCTATATAGATTATGATCTACAATTTGAAAAAACATTTATTGAACCATTAAAACTTATTCTGGATGCGGTTGGATGGTCAGCCGAGGAACAAATGACATTGGAGGATTTTTTCGTATGAGGGTAAGTATTAGAAATATTGGTGGTGAGGTTATTAAGGATAATGAAACCTATCTACTAAAAGACAATAAACATTTAAAAAACTTGGTTTTGAGTTCCACTGATTTGAAACCAAAAATGAGTACTCGTGGTCACAAACATGAAGGTCAGGAAGAAGTCTATTACTTTATTGATGGTTCCGGTAAAATGGAACTGGATGATGAAACAATTAATGTAATGCAAGGCGACATTGTTCTTATCGAAGATGGTGTGTTCCATAGAGTCCATGCTGGACCAAAAGGTTGCTATTTTGTATGTGTATTTGATGGAAAGAGAAATCACTAATGACTAATTTTAAGGACGTTGGAACATTTATGGAAACATTTGGACAGGAAGTCAAAACAAAACCAGAATTTCCTGATGCTGAAACAGTAAACCTAAGAATAGAACTTATTGGCGAAGAGCTAAATGAATTTTGGGATGCCTGTGAACAAAAGGATATTGTTGGTGTAGCAGATGCTCTTGCCGATATTCTTTATGTCACATATGGAGCCGGCCATGCATTTGGTATTGATCTAGATAAATGTTTCAAGGAAGTGCAAAGGTCTAATATGTCAAAACTAGGTGAGGATGGTAAACCTATTTACCGTGAAGATGGTAAGGTCCTTAAAGGACCAAATTATTCTGAACCTGACCTAAAAAGTATTTTACAATCCTAACAAAGTATGGTATAATAATATCATGATTAAGCCAAGGTATCCAATTTATATTATTTCCAAAGGTCGGTGGGATTCTCGTCAAACTCAGCGTACACTTGAAGAACTTAATGTCCCTTATCGTATTGTTATTGAGCAATCAGAATATGATAAGTATGCAGAAAATGTGCCAGAGCACAAAATTATCACACTGCCTACGGACTTCCGTGATAATCCATTATATGCAATACCAGATGAAACTACCGGTCTGATTGGTGGTTCTATTCCGGTTCGTAACTTTGTTTGGGAACATTCCAAATCCGAAGGTCATAAACGCCATTGGATTTTAGATGATAATATGCGACACATTTATCGTCTGAATCGCAATCTTAAAACTCGTATGACCACTGGTTCGTCGTTTGGTATTCTAGAAAATTTTGTCGACAGATATGAAAATGTAAGATTGGCTGGTATGAACTATGCATTCTTTGCTCCATCTGGTGTAAAGAAACCACCATATTATACTAACACTAGAATCTATTCTTGTATTCTAATTGACAATTCATTGGAACATCGGTGGCGTGGCCGATTTAATGAGGACACTGATTTATCCTTACGTGTTCTTAAGGATGGTGATTGTACAATGTTGTTTAACAATTTCCTGGTTGGTAAAGCAGCAACAATGACTATGAAAGGTGGTAATACAGAAACTGTATATAATGTAGAACAAACCGGTGATAGATCAAAACGTGATGGTGGTGATTTTGATAATCGTAGAGAATTTGCTGAATCACTTGTTGCACAACATCCGGATGTAGTCAAGGTTGCATTTAAATGGGGTCGTTGGCATCATGATGTAAACTATTCTGTATTTGTGCAAAAGCCAGAGAAAAAACCAGGTCTAAATATTCCACGTGGTATTAACGAGCATGGTATGGTCCTTAAACCAATTTCGCCAGAGGACAATACAGATGATGGAGATGAAAACTATGGCGACTAATAAACTAAATGTAGATAATGTATCCAATAACCTGTTCATTCTGAGTGGTCAAGAGGATGAACGCACACCATATGATTGGGATGATATGCCAGAATTTGTACAAGATGAAAAAGAAGCCTATGCTGTAATTAAGGTTCGTATTCGTAATGAAGAAGACCTACAAGAATTTATCAAATTGATGGATCAAAATATTACACCAAAAACAAAATCAATTTGGTATCCAGCATTGGATCGGTTCCGTAATTCCTTACTAAGATGGATGGACGAATAATATATTTACTTTTGACAGAGATTGTGTTATAATAATACTATGTTGTCATTAACCATATTTAATTCTCTATTCGATAATAAAACTCATAAACGTCTGGATCTACCGGATTTTGATGCTTATGAAAATTTTCTATATAAGCTATCTAAAGAACCTAAAGCATCTAAAAAAGATGCCGTACTAATCTCTCCAGCAACATACCAACCGGATACTACTCGAGCAAATGCAAATGTTATTGAGTGGGCCGGTTGGTGTTGTGTTGATGTTGATGAGTATGAATGTGATGGAGATCTTAAAGATGATCTATGTAATCGTTTTTCTAATTATCGCTTCGTTTGTTACAGCACTGCTAGCAGTACACTTGATACGCCTAAGTTCAGATTGGTGTTCCCTTTGCGAAGAAATGTGGATAGAGACTCCATCAGACATTTCTGGTATGGACTTAATATTGAACTCGGAGAGTTGGGTGATAGACAGACTAAAGACCTATCACGCATGTACTATATCCCTGCGCAATATTCTGGTGCTTTCAACTTTATTTTCAGTCATGATGGCAACCCAATTGACCCTGATGATATTATAAGGAAACATCCTTATGCCGAAAAAGCCAACCTCAACAACTTCTTTGACAGACTCCCAGAAGAACTTCAACAACAAATCATCGAACACAGAAAAGGGAAAATGGGTAACACTAACATATCTTGGTCGTCCTATAGGGACTGTCCCTTTTTTCCTAGAAAACTCGAGGCAGAATATAGACTCATCACAAACACCGGATGGTACCATAAAATGTACCAAATAATGGTTGCAGTTGCAGGTAATGCAATAAAGCAACAATATCCAATTACAGCTGCAGAAATATCCAAAATGTGTAGAGAATTGGATATGGAAACCGGTGGTTGGTATAATAATAGACCATTGGATAAAGAAGCCGATAGAGCTCTAGAATACGTATATAAAAATATGTAATTAAATAAAAAATAGTTATTTACAAATGGCTTTTTATATGATATAATAGTATCATAATCAAAAAGAGGAGTGATTATAATGTTTGAGGAATTAAATGCCACTGTAAATGCCATACAAAATATTGATTTAGATAGTGTTTTATCTAAACAAACTTTTATGAAATCAGTAACACTTTATAATGATTTAACAACTGATGGTATTAGAGATAAGTCCGGTGCCAGTAAAAAACATGGCGTTTATATCCATTATTATAATGATAAACCATTATATGTTGGAAAGGCTGAAAGACAAAGTATTTCAATTAGACAATCACAGCATTTAGGTGCATTTAGAAATCCAAAAAGCATTGCCGAAAGAAGTGGTAAAAAATATAGAGATTTTCTAAATGAAAATAATTTGAAATCAATAAAAATAGACATTTGGTATTTGGATCTTTCAAATTATCCAAAGTGTATTATTCCGATGTTAGAATTGGAAATTATGAATTATCTTAATACACCCTTTAATAAGGAAAATCAAATTTCTTAATTCGCTATATACTAAGACATTAAATTAAGGAGATGCAAATGAAAAATATTGCAATTATTGGACACGGCTATGTTGGTAAAGCCGTTGAATATGGATTTCAAACTCAGTGGGTGAAACAAACACTTATTGATCCAGCACTCTATGGTAACAGCCTAAATGATCTACGAGGTACACGAGTTGATGTTGCATTTGTTTGTGT